AAAGTGGTAAGAGAATTAAAGGTGACTACACAACCAAAAGCCTTGTGTATAAATCAGGACAGAATAGAGCAGATAAGAAGTTGTATGGACACCCAACAATCAAGCCAGTACCTTTGTTGTTAAAGTATCTGACCAACCATTCAGATACAGGTGATGTTGTTTTCGACCCTTTCATGGGTAGTGGAAGCACAGGTGTGGCAGCCAAAGGTTGCTCTCGTAAGTTTATCGGCATAGAAAAAGATGAAACTTATTTTAAGATTGCACAAGATAGAATTGCTGCAATCTAACAAGCAATGAAAGACAAAGACAAAGAGATGAGGACATAGACAACATGAATTTCCTAGAAGCAATTACTGAATTGCAAAAACCAGAGAATATCAAGGCCAAGTGCATCCGCCCTGTTGCTTGGCGAGATTGCTACGACCATTATATTCTTGATGATTGTAGTATCGGAAGCGGGTTGATGTTGTGTTATAAGTCTGAATATTATGATCCATATGAATCCAATCCTTTTTACATTCCGAATCAAATTGATGTGTTGACAGGGGAATGGGTTGTATCTATGATACCCGATATTCCTGTTTACAGTGAGGATGAAGAATGAAAATGCACGAGGCTATTGAATCGTTACTGCTTCCAGAGAACAAAGAAATGTGGATTCGCCCAATTGTGTGGAAGCACTGGGAGCAAGCCTACTGCCTGAACCGCCTGTGTAATGGGCTTGACTTTGTTCCGGGAAGGGGTGGGGCTGAACCAAACATGACATATACAATTGAGTTCTTGATCTGTGACTGGGAAGTTGTTCGTCCCGATGTTGTGTTGAATGGTGGGTAACATGTCTATACGAATCAGTGAAATTGAAAGGAGCGACAAACTCCGTGTTGACCAAGTGTTCAAAATCTTTGGTAAGGAGTGTCCTGAGTTGTATGGATACATTGAACACGATAAGGATGACTGGGATAAGTGGTACTTCTACACCAATAGACCTGTTCTTCTTGGACTGGAAGAACTTGAAATAATTAGCAATGTGATAAGGGACAAGCAAAATGACCTCCCCATTAAAACCTCGTGACTTCAAGTGTGTAAAGCTATACAAATGGCAAACAACTGAGAATCCAGCTTCGTCACTCATTCCTTGTATTGTCTGGTGGAAGAAAGGGAATGAATCGGATGGCTACTGGTTCAAAGGGGAATTATTGTGCAGACAGTTCCCCAATGGTGAAGTTGTCGCTCTTGGTTATACGCTTGATAATCTGATTGACAACCTGTACAATAACTACACTGACTTGTTTTATGGAGTACATGAATAATGAACACATACATCCTGCTTTTTATCGTTGGTTCCAACATAGGAACCACACAAGTTCCACGATATGAATCCCTTACCAGCGTACAGCAAGAGTTTATTACAAAGAATAATTGCAATGTAGCCCTTGCCAACATGTTGAAGCAAGTTTACAATCGGGCAGATGTCTTAACAGCACAATGTACGGAGAAATAAAATGAAACACGTTGTCCTAACTATTCTTCTTATTGCCCCTATTTCAGCTATTGCTGAAACAAAGCAATATACTGAAAACCTTTGGTGTGATACAGCATTGAAATACATCATGCGGGGATATGATGCTGCCAAGAAGAAACAACCTATCGAAAGTATGATTGCTATTCCAGATCAGCAGCAACGCCTTCTGGCTATTAATGGTTGGCGGGCAGCACAAGATGGGGTGAAGAAAGCTGAAGCCTACGTATATTTCATGCAACAATGCCTTGCTGCTAACAAGAAATCTGAAGCTGGCGAGAAGGAGGCAATATGAGTACATTCGTTGAACTATCTGAAGAAGAATATTCAGCATTGCAACCCATTCAGCGTGCTAATTATAAGCGTGCGTACAATAAGTTTCACGGGATTGTCAAGCAAACTGCTGAAGATGATTCAGACAGTAGTTTTGTAAGCAAGAAAATGCTGCGCGAAGCAATCCGTGACAAGTGTCTTGATTGTACATGCGATCAACGTACTGAAATCAAGCTGTGTCCTGTGGCTAAGTGTCCTTTGTGGAAGCATCGCCCGTTTCAGGGCATTAAAGTTGTAGAAGTCGTTGACACAGACGACTAAGCAGCCTAATATCGATTCAGGAACAGGGCAGGAATGTATTTTCCCTAATAGCCCTATGAGAGATTTTTGAGAAACGTCTCAAAGATGGGTAAAGGTACTACTCACACTCTGTCGTTATTTTTGTTATGGGAAAATGAATATGAAACACATCAAGATGACATCTCTATCCAAGCGTGATGGTAAATGGCTTGCAAAGCTAGAATGTACTGAGCGTTATTTTCCGTACATTAGTGTTACGAATAACATTATTGCTTCAGGCGTGATGACATCAAATAATGAATTATTCACGAATACAGCTTCTGTTGTCAGTGATAAGCCGATTGATGTAGAATTGGTTAAGAATGCTGTGTATCAGCAATGGCGTGTGTTTGGGTGATGTCTAGCGACATCGGATAAGCGGAGAATAAAATGCTGTCACAAAAGATGCAGATGAAAATTAGCCTTGTTGTTCATGCGATGGTGACAACTCATTTCTCAATGATGTGCAATCCTTTCTATCAAGGACATTTGTTTGAGTGGAAAGGGTTCAAAGAGGTGGCTGTAAGCCGTGTTCGTGGGGAGTTATTCATCTATTTCCGAGAAGAGAAGAAAATGACAGAGGAAATGCTAGACTTTGCTCAGAACGAATGTGAAAGGTTGTGTGACAAGATGTTAAGTAATTCTGGATTTCTTGAGGAAGCGAGTTAAATATGGCATACCAGAAGAAAGTACAGACATATGAGGAGAATAAATACGTGAAAGAGACAATGCTTGATATTGAACAGTTGCCAATTGCTTGTGCAAAAGAACGAGGTATTACTAAGGAGACGTGTGAACGCTTCAATGTACGTATGTCTATCAGCGAGACAGATGGTAAAACTCCTACAGCATATTTCTTCCCGTACTACGATTCCAAGGGAAAACTTAGTGGCTGGAAGAAACGCGACCTTACCGTAGACAAGCATGATCGTCAGCATTTCTCTGTAATCGGGAAGGTTGGTGTGGATTGTAAGATGTTTGGACAACAGGTTGCTGAAAGCATCAACCGTAAGCATACAGGCATCTACACTTGCGAAGGGGAATGGGATGCTTTGAGTATCTTTCAGTCCATGAAAGATCAGGTGAGCGGCACTAAATACGAGGGAATGGAGCCGTTCGTTGTTTCCTTATCTTGTGGAACAGCCAACGCAGTTGAATCAATGCTGCACAATGAGGGGTTTATAAAGTCCTTTCAGAAGATTACGCTTTGCTTTGATAACGACCGCGCCACACAAAAGGAACGAGACAAGGGCATTAAGCGAGGAGCTGAAGCCACTGAAGATGTAGCTAGTGCCTTCATTGGGGACAATCTTTACTGCGTTGAATACGCAACAGATATGAAAGACCCCTCTGACTATATTCAAGCTGGCCGAAGCCGTGAACTAGCAAAGCTATTGCAATTTGAAGCTAAGCGATTTGTGACAGAGAAGATTGTGTATGCTTCTGACATCTCCTTTGAAGAGTTGATTTCTAAGCGTGAAAATGGGCTAATGATTCCGCAATTTCCTGCCCTTATGGAAAAGATTCGCGGCTTTCGTAAGTCTGAACTTGTCCTCCTTACATCTGGTGTAGGCACAGGGAAGAGTACAGTGACATCCAATTTTGCTGCTGGAATTATTGAGGCTGGTGAGCGCGTTGGCCTTATCTTCCTTGAAGAGACTCGCAAGGAGACACTGCAACGGCTTGTAGCCAATAAGCTAAAAGTGAACTTCAACCACTTCAAAGAGAATCCAACCTCTTGTGCCAGTCAGGAAGACATCAAGGCTGCATATGACAGCATTGTTGAAGATGACAGGGCTGTATTCCTTGACCACTTTGGCTATTTGAACATTAACGAACTAATGAATAAGATTCGCCACATGCACTTTGTCAGCAAATGCAGCTACATCATTCTTGATCATCTCACGCTTTGCACGTCCGGGGGTAATGTTGATGATGAGCGGAAAGAGATTGACCGTGTAATGACGGAGCTTGCTTCTTTCTGTGCATCCAACCCCGTATGTATTATCGCTATCAGTCACATCAACCGAGGCAACTATCAGGATAACAAGCCCCCTAAAGATGCGGATGAAAATCCATACTGGGTTAAGGTTGACAAGAGCCATATGCGAGGTAGTAGCGCCTTGGAAGCATTGTCTTGGATTATTCTTGGCCTTGAAGGGCAGGTGATGCCGGATAGAAGTCGGGGTAATGTACGGCTAACAGTCTTGAAGAATCGTCCATACGGTATTCTTGGCGTAGCGGACGAATTTAAGCTGAATCCACAGACATGGGAGGTAGAACTTGTGCAAGACGATGGGTTTTAGATATTGACAATTGCTTCACAATGCCCGACAATGTGTTCGGGCTTTTTATTTTCTGGAGAAATGT